TTCTTTTTCTTCTTTTTTTTCATTCCAGTGTGATAAGGCATAAGCAAAAAGAGTAACTTAGTATATTCTAAACGCAGTCTGCCCTAATGTCTCTGGTTTTGCCAAGTTAAATTGTTGCAGACAAAGATAACCAAAAGCATCAAAAGCGTGATCCACTCCCAAGTTCTTATTTGGCATACCTGTATTTGGAGCGTAAGTTAACGTCCTTAATGCTTTTATTAATTCTTTACATCGAGGATGTATAAATGTTCTCCTTTCACCATTTGCATCATACAAAGCTGTATTAACAGCAGTAATTTTATCTCTAATTTTCCAGGGAGATCTAGGACTCATAACTGTAAATCCATTCCTTCTTAAAATTGTATGGTCAGTTACACCAACACCACTGGTTTTTCTTGCACTTCCAGTAGGGTCTGGACACGCAATGACCCTTCGATCTACTCCATATCTTCTTATAACCTCCTCTGCAAAATCCCAAGTTGTTGCTCCTCCCGTCAACATAATCTCATCAAAGACATAAAGACAGTCATTATGTT